GTAATAGGCTTGTAGAATTTTTTGCCTTTCCACCACTCAGGGTATAGTCCTGTTAGGTGATAGGCCATCTCAGCCGCACCACAATAAGATTTACCTATTCGGTTAGCCGCCATCAATAAGCGTTGGTTATGTTCAAACCCTGTAGCGTGGAAGTCTAGTTGATACGGATAGGGATCATAGAAGGATATCTTCTCAAATCTCTGTCGTTTCTTTAACTCCTTGGCTAGTTCTACTGCTTTTTCTACATCCATAGTTTAATATGATCTACCAGATTGCATAAGCCTCATCCTTTCTGCAAAAGAAATATTTTTTTCTGGGTTAAGATATTCTTCTGGATTTTTCCCTACAAAATCAATAAGCCCTGCAATTTCACTGGGGGCCTGTTTAAAGCCCTCATAAAGCATTTGACCTATATTAGCCTGCATACCGCCCATAGTATTTGTAGGAATTGATTGCCCTATATAATTATCTACTTTAGAACCAATGCTTTTAGCGTAGTCTACTAAACCTTGCGGCAGGTATTTATTAGCGGCGCTTGATATATTTTCTTGTCCTGTATCTGTCATTGCTTGGGCTTTATCAGGGGCCATCAACCATAAAGGCAAAGTTGCCGTTCCTAGCAAACTGGGCAAAAAGCCTTTTCTTACAATACTATTAAGATAACTTAATCCTTGTTTATTTATTTTAGGAGAGCCTGATGCTCTATCAATAATATTAGGGTCATTAAAATCAAAAGGCATCCAATTCTGCCCTTCAAATCTTTTATAAAATTGATCTAATCTAGGGTCGTGTAATAATCCATGTTGTGATCCACGCGATGAAAAAGCATCCCCAGTAACGGAAGATATTTGACTTCCAAAATGACCGCCCCCCATTGATCTTGGGTATATATGATGTAATTGTTTTAATTCATTTGCCGCAACATTATTAGGAACTAACTCACCTGCATCGTGGTATTTTTTTATTATAGCCCTGTTGTGATCGTAGGGTTCTCTTAACTCTTGCGCCCAATTTTGTTTTTCGGATTCTGGAAGAGTATCCCACCATAAAGATGCTTGCTGTTTAGGGGTTGCTTCAAGCAATCCTGCCGACGCTCCTTTATCTTTATTGTACTTTAGCCATCCTGTATAACCTTCTCTTGCCATTCTTCCTGTATAGGCTTCAAAGGACTCATTAAGCCTAGTTTTTTGCCCTTCTAAAGTGGCTCCTTTTCCTCTAAGCCCTCGATCAGATCTTTCTTTTTTTGTTTTAGCAGACCGTCTTTTATCGATTGCGGAAAATTGATCAAACAATTTTTTTTGATCTTTGGTTAAATCACTTTCTAAAATGCTACCTTCTTTTAAATTGTCTCTTAATGTTGTGTATTTTTTGCGCTTTATTGCAGTGTTGTATGTTGCATTAGCGCTTGTTCTTGCTTTTGAAAGTTCGCTTAAAAGTTCTTTAGGAGCATTAAAGCCCCCATTTTGACTAACTTTATTAAGAGCCTCTTCATATCTGGCGACAGATTTTTTGCTAATAAGTCCACTATTTAATTTCTTGAGAAATTCTTTGTGTTCTTTTTCTGAGACAGACTGTGAAAAACCTATTTTTTCGGGATCAATTTTATATTTTCTAGATTTGACCGCTCCATCATAAGCCTTCCGTAAAACTTGCCTATCATCGATAGTCCTCATTACATCTTCAAAACTTTTGCCCTCTACTTTTTTGTAATTCTTTTCTTTTAGGAATTCATACATCTCACGATATTTATCTACGTTTAATGTTGTCATCTCAATTCAGAGGGCCAACAAGGGCTTCCAGTTCTTGCTGTAACTCTTCTGTAGACTTACCCTCTACACTGGTGACGGTCTGCTCTACCTTGTCTGTAGGCTTCATACCTGCCCTGTCAAGGATATCTTTTACTGCCCCCAATTTTACAGACTCACTTTCTGCATTGTTCATCAAATGGTTTAGCATAGCAATAGCGGCAGGAATAGAATCCTTAATAGCCTTCTTTGTTCTATCCTCTATCTCTTTAGCAAACTTGTTTTTTAGTTCGTAGCCTCTTTGCTTGGGGTGTGAGTAACCCGCCACTTCAGCGGCTTTAGCGGCATTTCCATGCATACAGAACTGTTCTACAAATGTCTGTTGTTGCTCAGTCTTCATTAAGAGATGCTCCTAATCCAAGTCCACCAGATGTTATTGCTATACGATCTCCCGCAATAGTATTAGCATCAGACAGAATAGCGTTAAATAATTTCTCATCTTCTTTAGGTAAAAGTGTCCTTTTCTCTACTTTGGTTAATTTTCCCTGAGATTTTTTTGCACTTTCTACAGTCACATCCGTATCAGGTTTTTTTCTTGGTGGCCCAGTATATCTTGGAGTTGGTTTAATTGCAAGTTCTTTATTATTTTTTCCCAAAATACTTATGGGCCTTGTTCCTATTCCAACTATCCCATCGGCAGATCCGGGTATTTTCTGACCAAAAATATCTTGTTTGTCTGTTCCAAACATTTTTAAAGTGCCATCATTTTTAACTTTAACCACAGCGTTGAACCCGCCTAAAAGGTAATCCCTTCTTCCTGCGGGTGAGAATTGAAAAAATACTCCATCAGTTCCCTGTTTTATAGACATACCTAATTTTTTATTCCACTCTGAATCGTACTCATCTAAAACTTTTTTCCATTCTTCTGCTGTTTGCGGGTCTTTTTTTACCTTTAAAGATTTCAAAACATTCATTTGCCTTGATCTTCCTACGTCACTTAACGAGTCTCCCGCACTTTGAGTATTCTTTTTATTTAAAAATATAGCGGTAGTCGGGCCTTGGAACGCTCCACCAGATAAACTTGTGGCTCCTTTTCCTGTCCAAGCCTCTAAAGACATATCATAAATCATTTTTGCATCAACATCATCAAACATATCTTCTGCCAGTTCTCTATCAAAAGGCATTTCGTAACCAAATCTTCTTTCATTGTAAGGTTTAAGTGCGTTTGGAATTTTTCCTTCAGTGTATACAACTTTACCATCTTTAATTGTGCGGGAAAAATTTGCCATCATTTTAGAGTGAAGAATATTTTGCGCTACCTGACCATCCATTTTTCTTACTGCGGCTCTCATTCCTTCTATTATTTCTTCTGTGTACCCGCCTTCGTCCCCTAATTTTTTAAATGCTTTGTAGTTTTTCATCTCTTCTCTTAAAACATTTCTTGTAGCGACAGGAACCTCGCTTGCACTATATAATTTTCTAGCCATGTTTTGAGAGCCTTCTTTAAGCGCCATACCCGCATTTTTAATTACCCCAGGAATAGGGTTTGGCCCATAAAATCCCTTAACAAAATTTCTAAGATTCATTGTAAAGTTTTTTATTAATTTTGGAGCACCCATAAATCCTGCATCTAAAGCGCCTGCAAACAAATCCATTTTGGTGTTTTCTTCTGTGTCGCTAATTCCTCTTCTAAATACTTTGGCAAGGTCTGTAGGCGTAAAGAAATTCATTGCTTGAGAAACCCTGTCTTCTGGCTCCCTTCCTAATTTAGAAGCGTAATCATACACAACATCTCCTACAGTGTCCATAGGAAGCCCTGTGCGAGCATTTAAAGGTCTAGGCGGGGTTATGGCTCTTAATTCCCCATCGTCCGTCACAGGCCGTCTGGTTTGTCCTAGTGGGTCTTGGTCATAACTAGCCATTAAACCACTCCCCCCATTTTGCATGGCATTACGCTCAATCGCTTCAGCCTCTTCATTAGCCAATTGCTGACTAACCTGTCTTGCATAGGCTTCTAACGGAATGCCTCCACCGGGCTTATTAGCATACTGGTTTGCTAGTTCTTGCTGACCTAGCGCGAATTCACCACCCATTCGCTTTTGTATTTCTTCAAGTAAACTGTTAGCCATATTAATGTTTTCTTATAAAGGGTATTTTACCCCGATGGTGAGTGGAGAGGACATATATCGATACATCTAGAAAAAAAAGGGGTCGGGGGGTGCCAGTTTCGTCTGGCGTCGAATTTTGGGAGGTAGGAAACATAGGCGACGGTTGCCGTTACCCTTCAATAGTCTGGGGTTTAATTGCGCCAATAAATAGCGGTAAACTCTTACTACTATTAGTAGCCAATGAAAGCCGATTGCTTTGGACGGTGTGTGTGTGAGTGTCTACAATGTGCAGAACACCAGTAACCCAGTCATTAACTTAGTTTATGCCCCTATAAAATCTCTATGATTTACTATCTGATAGTTATCTGTTCTAATCGGAATACCTAAACAAAAGGAAATAAAACAATGAGCACATTCAAAAGTCTATATTTAAAAGCGCATAACGCCCAAACGCAATTATTAATTGATGCGGGTATTCAGGTGGATATTGACGGTTATCCGCTTTGTAGTGATTCAACATTAGAAAAGACATTGACCGAAAAGCAATTGGAGGTTTATGACTATTACGAAAGCAAAAAAGATTTGCTGAATCGAAAATGGAAAAGATGCCATTATCATCCCGATTCGTGCTTGTCTGACCCCATTAGAAAAATCATTAACGAGGAATAAATAAAATGAGTATGGATTTAATTATGGTTAATTTGTTGGTTGTTTGGTTCGGTGTTGCGTTTGGTATATTTAAATTTACGGGGATTATCTAATGTTAAAATTCAGCACATATAAAACAACTGGCGGCTTAAATCATTATGCCGAAAATAAAGACTTCGAATTGGAGTTTATAATCGTTAAGGATTCACACACGCCATTTGACGAAAAACGATGGGAATTGAGGGAATATCAATATGGCGCATTCGAGGAATACACATATTTTGAGACACTGGCGAAAGCGAAAGAATATGCTAATCTTTGTAATAAATGGCTCGTGGATTGCATGACGGGAATATAAACCCGTTTAAATTAACCCTTGTGGCCCGCTTATGCGGGCCTTTTGGGTAACAACAACAATGAGATAAAAACAATGATTCAACAAATCAAAATAAGCAAAATGAGCGGTAAACTTCAAGGCATTGGCGCAATCAATACGGACACCACGACGAATGATTTTTGTATCCGTCAAAAGTCTACTGATACCATTTGTGGCAAGTGTTATTCGCATAAGATGTTAACCACGTTTCGCAAGTCTTGTGTCCCCGCCTTTCAGCATAACAGCGAATTAATGCAAGATTTAATCGATTGGGATTTGTTGCCAATAATCAATCAGGCGTATTTTAGATTTAACGGCCATGGCGAATTGATAAACCTAAACCACTATAAAAACATTATTAACATAGCCAAAAAGAATCCGCACTGCACCTTCGCCCTATGGACTAAACGAGCGTCTATTGTGCGACAAATTGCGGATGTTCCTAGCAATCTTATTTTAATCTTTTCTAATCCTCGAATCGATAAAGTTATTGGCGTTCCTAGGGGATTCGATAAGGTATTCAATAACGTCAATAAGGATTCAGGGATTAAACAAAACTGTACTGGGCGCAAATGTATGGATTGCCTTATGTGTTACAAGCACAATGGAACCAACGTCATAATCGAGGCGGTGAAATAGTAACTTAGAACAAAAACTCAAAAGGGTTTTTTTAGCGGGTTAATTCCCGCTTTTTTTTCGCCTACTGATAACGCTATTTAAACGTGATACAGGGCCCCTATTCGCGCTGTATGGCGTGATTACTAATCTATAGGGCCATCCCCTAGGGTATCGTTTAGGTCGCGCTGTAAAGCCTTAGATTTGCGATTATAGGCGACCTTTGTTTTATGCGTATATCCCCTATTAAATTTATGGGAATGTTTGGCTACTAGATTTCGCCTTTTTAATTTTGTTTCCTTGTCGCTACTCATAGTCTATGCCTATTACTTTATAGGTCATCTAATTCAGTGATAGATACAAACTATCGTTTGATAGCCTTGACTACCAGTTTAGTAATTGATAGGTTTTGCCTATCGTTCAATTTATAATTGTCATTTAGACCGTACTGACCCCAGTCTTTATTCGGTATGGGTTATTGTGAACCCCCGAAGGTTTAAAATATATGGTTTGTCAGGTGTAGTTATTTTTACTGGCTACGAAACCAGTGACCCATTCTAAGAACGTCAGTGTTTGCCTGTTTCCAACGCCGTCTATAAGCGCCCATATAAGTAATTACTTTTGGCAAGATGTAGGGATAATCAGCCCTGCAATTTATGAGTCTTGGCCCGCTCGACTATGGATTGTACCACATATAAAATAAAAAAAAGAAAAAACTTCCTGTTAATATTATCTTTTAAGGTAAGTCATTGATAATAAAGGGAAAGCCAGGGAAAAGATAATTAATTGCTACGTTTCTTAAAATAATTGTTGACAATCAAATTTACCTGTTTTATAGTCGCCCTACTGAAACAAACCAAAGGCAAAAAAAATGTACGCAGATAAAATCTTAAGAATCGAAAAATACCGAAAACTGGTAGCACGATTAAACAAAGAGTATCAAGATCGAATGGGATTCACTCACCTCGAAGATCAAACAATTGAATTCAGCATCGGCAAGCGATTTGCCAGAATATATTTTGCATCTTTTGGCGAACCAAGATCAGTTCACTCATTTGTTGACATTGAATCTGGCGATATTGTCAAAGGCAGTTGGAAATCCCCAATCAGGGATAAATCTGGTAAACTGGCGGTTCGTGGCAATATCAACGCCGATGATGTTGGCGAGTCATCAATTGACCATAACGGCACCAAATACTTAAGGTAATAAAAATGATTTACAAAGGACTACACAGCGTCACTCACGATAAAACATCCACTACGTTTCGTTGCGTAAATGTATTCAAGGATGTTGGGGAAAATCGTAGTTTTTCTATTACACACTCTGACTATTCAGTGTCGCCAGAGAGTATAATGAGAAATATTCGCGAATGGGTCGAGGGTAAACTGGTACAGGATGCTTTCCCTTACCTTTACCCCAATGAGAGAGAATTGCTGATCACTGGTATGCTACCAGAGGATTGGGAAAACATGGATTATTTAGGAGAATAAAATGAAACAGGCAGACGCAATCAGAATTCACAATGAAGCGGTAGCACTTGCACAAAAAGCGACGGCTAAATATCTCGAAGAATATGGTGACGATTACCCATGCGGATTTGCAGGGGTAAAAATTAAACCTGCTACCCAATCATTCGCCAGACAATTAAAAAAAGCAGGGATTGTGGATCACAAAGCGTGGGATGGTGGATACGATATCTGGAATCCTAGCGGAAATAGAACCCAAAGTGAGTATGCAAAACTGAATGGTGCTATAGCATACGCAAATTTTTTAAGAGATAATGGGGTTAATTGTAACGCATGGTCTAAAATAGATTAGTCGCAATCAGATAAGTCCATGTCGCATTTAGGCATGGACTTATCTCATTTGTGTGGTAAAATATTATTTCACTCAGAAAAGAGAAAAAGAAATGAAACAAATATCTTTTGAAACAAACGATAGAGTTTTAAACGAACTTTTAAAGTGTGTAAAAATAGGTAGGGAAAAGTATAACCTGCCAAATATTAAAATTCCAGATGTTACCTACGATGTCAAAGGAACGTATGCAGGTTGGGCGCATTACAGGGAATGGAAGATCAGACTCAATGGCGAAATGATGATGGATCATCTTGACAAATTCATCGAGTCAGAGCGTAGCACAGTTAAGCATGAAATGGCTCACCTCATCACCCACAAAATAGACCCTAATGCAAGGGCGCATGGCAAACTTTGGAAGTCAGTGTGCAAGGCGCTAGGTCACGACGGATCACGATGCCATGATTACGATGTCACTAAATACAAGACCCGAACCTACAAACGACACGTTTGGGCTTGTCCTTGCGGTAAAAGTGGCGAAGTTCTTTTGACTGCTAAAAAGCATAAACGTCAAATGGATTTTATAAAGCAAGACCCGAATGGTACTTTAGGATTTTATGTTCGCAATCATAAAAAGTGTGGTAGAATGGTGTACCTCAATAAAACTACTGAAATATAGGGAAAATAAAATGTATAATTTAAGTTTAAATAAAGACAATCACGATGATATCAAATGGCAAATGGTCAATGAGTTATCAAGCCCGATGTATAAATATCTGGATCAGGCAAAGATTGACTTGATCGAGGAACTGATATCTGATAGCATTAGTCAGGATGAATTAGAAGATTATTACTACACAAACTACGGTGAATAAAATGAATTTATGCGATGACCAGATTGACCATGATGAATACCTTCGTGATATCAGGGTCGAGGCCAACAAACTCTTGGATGAATACTTGACTGTCGAAACCGTCAATCGAATTGATCTTTACGAGGCGGGCGATGACTCTATATGCCTTGAGATCAACGGCAATGGCATACCCATTAGCGAGGCTCAGTTAGATGCTATCGTGACACATGGGGTATTCATACTTCAGGAAAGAGACATGGCTAAAGCAGAAGATCAGGACACTAGACGGCAATGGGAAGAGTAGAAGAGAGGGCAATAAAGATTCTGCGGAATGTACCTAAAAGATTGGTGGCGAATCTTCGCCATCAGTCTGAGGTAAACTCAGATACCTTGCTAAACAGTGCTGTTAAATGCCTTAACATTTTATCAAGATCAAGCAGTGTTTCTAACAAAATACTCTTGGAAGCATGGGCAATTTATGGTAGACTACAGCGGTTGTCAGGGAAAGTTGCTACAAAATTTATGGATAATGACCATAACAAACCATTAAGGGTAGAGTCTGCATCCATTAGACCTAACATACAGGGTCAGAACTGGGATCAGTTCTATAATGCAGGTGGTAAACCTTTCGATCAATACTACCGTCATGGTGGAAACTGGAGATACGGAACTAGAATATGGAAATCACAAACGATGACCTCAAAAAATACGAAAACTTAACCGCTGTTGAGCGCAAGATAAGACCATCAAATGATTTTACTCAGGAAACTCTTGACTTTTTTAATCTCGATGAAGCAATGTCGGGAACCAAACTACCGCTGTCCCAGTTTGATGACAAGTTTAGATTGCGAGATGAGGAAATTACGGTATTAGCGGGGATTAATGGGGCGGGTAAATCTTTATTCGCTAGTCAGATACTCTTGTCTGCTATGGATCAGGGAAAGAAATGTCTGTCAATCTCACTGGAAATGTCACCCAAGTCTCAACTGGCTAGAATGTGGAGACAGGCATCACTACAAAACAAACCCGATATAGATGCGGGTCTTGAGTTTACTAAATGGGCAAAGGATAAGTTATGGTTTTATGATCAGCATGGAACTATCACGCCCAAAGCATTGCTGTCAGTCATGCGGTATGCAAAAGACAATCTTGATATTGATATAGTCTTGATTGATTCGCTAATGACAATGAGCCTGAACAGTGATGATTGGAATGGTCAGAAACAAGTCGTGCAGTCCATCGCCAATACAGCCAGACACTTGGGTATCCATATCATCTTGGTTGCTCACGCTCGTAAAGGCGGTAGCGTCAAGGATAGGCTAGACAAATGGAGTGTAGCAGGTAGCGCCGACATAACTAACAGGGCTGATAATGTAATCATCTTGGGTAGACTGTATGATGACCCTCATGCGGATGCTTACATGAGCCTATGTAAAGCAAGACACTTTGATGGAGCGGAACTGGACTTGGATTTAAAACTTGACATGGCGTCACTGAATTACTACAATCAGGGCTTACATCCCAAAGGTATATTACCAACTCCCGCAAAGGGTGGCCCTGCGGGTAAACTAGAAACAGGTGGGTTAAAAGAATTTGCAAATGAAAACATCATCAGGAAAAGCAAAAGGGAGAAGGTTACAGCAGTGGGTAAGGGACTTGCTAATTGAGATATTCAAACTGGATGATGACGATGTTCATTCGAGGAGCATGGGCGCACAAGGTGAAGATGTTATGCTGTCGCCTAAAGCAAGAGAGTTATTCCCATACTCTGTCGAGTGCAAGAACGTCGAGCGACTTAATTTGTGGGACGCTTGGAAACAGGCGCAATCAAATGCAGGGGGCTACGAACCCTTGCTTATTATTAAACGTAACAGGCAAGAACCGTTAGCAGTCGTAGATGCTAAACACTTTATAAGGAAACAAAATGAAAGCAAACTATAGCGATTGGACTCCCCGAAGTTTTATGGATGAATTCTTTTCACCAGTAAAATATTCTTACAAAAATGTTGAGGGCAAAGGGACAAAGGATAACCCTTATGTAATTACGAGGCGAAAAGTTGTTGACACTACATATCATGGGTGGTATGATGACGATGGTTCATATCACGAAACACCAGTAAAGGAAAAAGAATGAAACATATACAGATAGAGTTAAAGAAACCTTTTGCACAGCATCACTGGCGCAAGGGTGCAGGTGGTAAAGAGTTAGTCTACATTGATGCGCGTCAGGTAATGAATAGACTTGATGAAGTCTTTGATGTTGGCGGGTGGCAAGCGCACTACGAGCATATCGGGGGCAGGATGATTTGTAAACTGTCTTGCCTTATAGGTGACAAGTGGGTTACTAAATCTGATGGTGCGGGCGACACTAATATCGAGGGTGACAAGGGCGGTATCAGTGATGCGCTCAAACGAGCGGCTGTATTGTGGGGTATCGGGCGGTACTTGTACTACCCTTCAGCGTTTGATTCAAACAGAAACCCTGCATCATGGGCTACGCCAGAAGGTTATGATAAACTTATGGAAGAAAGGCATGGTAAAGAAATTGAGAAATGGCGTAAAGAATATGAGGCATCACTATGAAATTTAGAACCGAACTAGGCGAGACAATTTTTAAACAGAAGTATGCAAGCAATGCGTATGAAACTTGGAGTGACAAGGCGCACAATGTAGTCAACAGTGTATGCGGTACGATGGATGGTAAGAAAAATAATCTGATGGATAAATCAGATCAGGATAAACTTGCCCAAGACATTGCGAACTTTAAATTCTTGCCCGGAGGTCGCTACTTGTGGTACGCAGGTAGAGAGGCTAGGTTCTATAATAATTGTTACCTGCTTAAAGCAGAAGAAGATAGCAGGGAAGAATGGGCAGACCTTTGGAAACGTGCAGGGTCTTGCCTAATGACAGGTGGCGGTATTGGAATTGATGTTACAAACTTCAGGCCCAAAGGTAGAACACTATCCAAGACGGGTGGTGTTAGTAGTGGGCCGATTCCTTTCTTACTTGCAACCAATGAGATTGGACGCAACGTAATGCAAGGTGGTAGCAGACGCAGTGCTATGTATGGTTGCATGAACTGGAAGCATGAAGATTCTCACGACTTTCTGACCATCAAGAACTGGAGTGATGAAGTAAAAGCGGCAAAAGAAAAAGACTTCAATGCTCATGCCCCTCTGGATATGATGAACATCAGTTTGAATTACGATGACGCATGGCTAAACGCTGAGAAACGACACCTTGATCCTACGTTTTTAAAGAATGTAACTCAGGCATTGATGACAGGAGAGCCCGGATTCTCATTTAACTTTGGAGACAAGCAAAATGAAACACTTCGTAACGCTTGCACAGAAATTACTAGCGAAGATGATAGCGACGTTTGTAATCTTGGGTCTATTAATATGGCTAACATTGACAGCATTGATGAGTTTCGGGATGTTGTTACTGTTGCTAGTAAGTTCCTTGTTTGTGGGCTTATCAGGGCGCAAGTACCCTACGAAAAAGTAAGCGAGACAAGGCAGAAGAATAGTCGTATTGGTTTAGGGTTGATGGGTATGCACG